TTTGAAGTCAAAACGTACAAATTTAAAAACACCAATTTTTAACTAATAAAATCAGCTTATTATACATCTGTAATATTGTTTATTTCCGAAACACTATACATTTTTCCGAAACTACTAAAGTTACAGGGTTTTAATAATGCCATAAAATATGCGTAAAGACATCCGGATGTTTCAAAATATCTATTATGCCAATATGGATATTAAGGCAGGGTTTCGGGGAATGGCTCGCTTGTTACCCAAGTTATAACAGGCAATCTCATTAAATCAAGATCTTCTGTCGGCACATCTTCTTTAAATCGCAACTCAATATAGTTATAGTTCCCCGTTCCACCTACATAAACCATTCCTACGTGATTTCCGTTATCATCATAAAACGGTAACATAAATGCTAGAGGAGTACGAAAACCATAAGGAATACCGTTTGTTCTTAAAAGATCAAATCGTTTAGCGTGAGTTTTCCGTTTGAAGTTTGAGTTATTTTTGCCATAAAAAGAAATAGAACTCCAAGCCCCACCTGTGAACGAGCATATTACAAGATTGTTTATTCTTTGAAGATACACAAATCCACTTTTGATATTTATAGCGTGTTTCATTATCCGATTGCCTGTATCACCTGCAACAATATTCCATTTGTTATTTTGTTTCTGCCATAAATATGCCCCAACACGATCACCGTCTGAAGAACTGTAAACAGTTCCGTTCGGTTCATTACCTGTAATCTTACCGCCTGTTGTATCAGGTTTGTCAGGTCGTCCGTTACCAGTGATTATTGGCGAGTTGCTAGATTGACCGCCAGTGTTACCCCCTGTCGGTATCAATCCCTCAACTCGTTTAACCTCACTACCTAGATACTCGGCAAATTGATTAAGTGTTGTATCAAGCGCCATTATCTGTTATATCCTCTTTGATACGCTTCTTTAAGGTTAAGTCCGTCTAACGTTGTGAATTTACCTGTCAGAAGTGTTAAGGCTTGATTGGTTTGTGTAACTTTTTGAACTAATTTATTCAAGCCGTCCTCGCCAGTTTGAATGTTTTTGAGCAAGTCGCCTAACTCTTTAATAGTGTCAATGCTTTGCTCAACTTCACCACCTAAAAGATCATTTTTAACATCAGCTTTCGCTTGTGCTAAAAGCTCAAGAATTTTCTTGGCGGATAGCGTTGAAGTTTCGTTAGTCGCACTGTCGTTAATGCCTGCCGCACTACCAGATAGGCTTCTTACGGATTGAAATAATTCATTGATTGCACCAACTAGATTTGTTTTCTCTGTTGTGCTTAAAGTTGTTAGGTTGCCGATAAGTTTAGTAATTTCCTTATCTTTCTCACCTACGAACTCGGCAAATGCTGTGATGGTTTGGTGAAATTCTTGTGCTGCCATCTTATAAAGCTCCTATATTATAAAAAGTTTTCAATTCTTCGAGGGTTGGGATTTTCTGGTCGCATTGTCCATCACCTAATTTGACAATCTCGACCTTTTCAATTACCACCTCAATCTCTTGAGGCGGCTCAATAATTACTACTAATTCATCTTTACACATCTTCTTCATTCGGTTGCGGTGTGACATCGCCCTCTAGTTTAAAAAGTGCGTTTCTAATCACCGTTTTAACCGCCCCCGTGTTGGATATTGTTTGTAAGTCGTAATTTGCTTCTGACCAAATGGCGTATTTCGTTAAATCGTGGTGAAATTTAAGTAAAATTACGCCATTCTCTGCATCTACGACTTTAATGGTTTCATCTGTGCTAGATAGAGAAATTACAGTATGGCTTCTAACTTTAGCCCATAAATCTAACCGTTTGATATTGGTTAGGTCGTATGGCTTAAGTTCGTCATTTTGTTGCTTCTCATAAATCCGAACTCTTCGCTCCTCATCATCGCCTCGATAAAGAATAATGTCGGTTTGTGACATTTAAGCCCCCTTACGCATTTGGCTAAACCGCTTGTCGTGCTGTCTGCCTTTTAATTCGCTCTCATACGCTGTTTTGCAGTGTTCTTCATCTCTAAATAAGCAATTAATCAAACGATAAAGCACTGTCCATCGTTTTCTTGGACTGGAAACTAAAATCGCACCACGATAGGTGCGACTTGATAACGTTTCATCTGCTGCTCCGCCTGTTAAGGCATTTAATAACTGGTCTAAAGCGATTAGATTGTGATAAGCGTAGAGTTTTAATTTACTTGGAATTTCCATTCTAAGATTTCCTTTTCAAGTGTTGTGAGTTCTTCTAGTGTCTTTGTGGCTAACAGGCGATCTTCAAACGCCTGTCTTTGCCCAATAATCACACCAACAGCAAGGGCGAATTGCTCTGATTTCTCAAGCACTTTTTGTACCAAAACATCAAAAGGAATATTACGGATGCGTGCAATCTGCTTAAGCATTGGCGTGTCTGCTTTATTATTTACCTGCCACGCTAAAGCCTCTTTCTCTTGTCGATAAAAACTCTCAATTTCGGTTTGAGGGTATCCAACGAGCAAGCTATTTTTAATTTTATCCGCTTTATCAGCCAGAGAGGTAAGCAAGGCTTCTTTTTTAGATGTTAAGAAGTTATTTTTTTTCTCTTGTGATTCCTTGAATTTCTTCGTTTTCATATCAAAGAAATGATATTCAGTGGGAGCAGCGCCAGAGTATTTAATCACCCCATCTTCAACCCATACCTCACCGCCACCTGTCACACTTAACCAGATTGAATTAACCTCCTCCTGAGAATTGACAGGAAACCAATCTTCGCCAAATGTCTCAAAAGTATATTCCCCATCTTCTGCCATCACTGCAAACGGCTCATCGAAAATTTTAGATTTAATATTAAATTGTTTAAACATAATCAATCCTTAATAGAAATACTCACCAATTAGAATCAAACTTATTTTCTGTGTGGCAAGTACAGGATCAGTATAAATATTAACCGTATTGTCGCCACTAAACTCTACAGCGTAAGCTCTCTTGTGTCCCCCAACAGCACTTGTTGCAACACCAACCTTGAACCCTTGTAATGCCTCAGCTAGGTTCAATGTTGTGCCTCCAAGATTCGGGCCGAGAGAAACCTCAGTAGCATACACTTTAAATCCTCTGTTATCTGTGATAGGAATTCTGAAAACCCTTGAAACAGCACCGTGACCAGAATACTCCGCCATTTGAAACTTATTTCTAAAGTTGTAGAAAATATTCTCCATTAACGCAGAATTTAAGCCTCTGCCGTTACCGCTAATAACATCCCCTCCGCTTTTGAAATCGCCATTGTGTTCAAAAGACCACCACCTATTGCTTCCACTATCTTCAATTAAGTGAATAATACCTCGCCCGAAGCCGTCACCAGCGCCCTGCATTGTGGTATAGCCAAAAGAGAACGCTGTTCCGAATTGACCGGCTCTTCTGACTTTCCCTTTGATAAATGGGTGATATGTATCCCTGTCTGCTGATCCAGTCTCTTCAACCATGAATGGGGCGTTTGAGTTGTACTGATTGATATACGAACCGAATCCATAATTATCCGTGAATATAGATGAATCAGATCTAAATCTATATCCATCAAAACCGAATCTTTTTTTAGCACTTCCGTAAGCTATAAATCCTACATTCGGATCTTGTATGCCTATGAGTCCGATAGTATTTGTATTGTCAACATCAACAAAACGTGCATCGTCGCCAATCTGTAATGAATTGTCATTATTGGACGGGTCATTAATAACAACATTAGGTACTGTTAGCATACCTGTCATTGTGTCACCAGCTTTAAGTACTGCTTCATCTCGGACTGTTTTAATAGCTTTTGATGTCGCTGCGTACTCTTCGCTATTACTGATTACACTAGAGCTTAACTGAACAATACCAGCTTTATTGATTGACCCTTTTTTGATATTCATTGAGTCACCCCAGCGAACCCAATAAATAGAATCATCCTCATCAGGAAGCTTGCCCTTGTTTGCTTTTAACGATTTGTAACTCAGCCCGTTATACTGAACATAAGCCGCCTCTGGATAATCAAGAGTAGCCGACCATTCAGGGAGTCCTCGCTGCATCAAATAGCCGTATCTCTCATCGGTTCTTTTGAATAGCCAGTTAAACCACTCCATAGGAGGGATACCGCCAGTTTGGTCGAATGAAAGCCCCCAACCTCTGGGAACATCTGGGAATTCATTAACTTCGCCTTGTTTTGCATTAGAGGCGAAAATTTTCTCATCTGGCTTATTAAATAATGCCATTTATTACTCCTATTCAATGTGGAATGTAATCTTAGTACCAGCTTGTCTTGGTAGAATATCCAAGTGTTGAATTGCGTATCGTGTGAAATCCGTCAGTGAGATGCTTTTAACGCTCACAGAAACCGTCATATTTAAGTTATCTACAACTCGGCAGCCATCGCCAAAAATAAAACGGCACGCCTCGATAATGTTCGGTAGCGTGCCTGTTTGGTAGTTTTTTATTATTCGGCATTTAATAAGGAATCTATAATCATCATCCCCAAGAACAACCGAGTCAGCTAAAGGATCTCGCCTGCGATACCACTGGCCGCCACCTTGTCTATTTTTACTAAACGGCATGGCATTTTGAGCAGTATGAAAACCGAAGAAGCTTCTCAAATAGTAACCGTTGATTACCCTAAACTGCCCAACATGCTTACCGACCAAATCTAATTGATGCCCTGTTGCTGTTTCAATGTTGAGAACATCTTGTAGTTTATATAAATCAATAAACCCTTTAGCGATAACCTCTTCAAAAAGCTTAATTGTCGCCTGTGCTTTAGGTTTACCTCTGTATTGCCAGATTATTAAATCAGAGTAAGGCATTATTCCACCTCGATTGTCACATCATTTGGTAAAATCCTAGCAATCTCACGAGGTTGCAGCACTACGTTTTCAGCTTTCAACTGTTGACCTTTTCGTGCGATTTTTAATTCCTTAACCCAGAATCCACCGACTTGGTTAATCGGCGAATATAGTCGAGATAAAGAAACAGTTTGACCGATATTAAACACCTGTTTCGCTAGTTGCTCGGTAATTTCGCTCTTGTTAATTTGAGTAAAATCTTCGTATCTTACGCATCGCATCGAGATTTGAATATCAACCATTGCCGCACGGTCGAATTTAATTACTCGTTGTTCGTTATCCCTTTGGAGCGTAACTTGTGTATCACCTTGCAATCCTACGCCTGCACCTTTGTTCTGGTAAATAACATCGGCAATATCCGCACTATCACCGCCATTAACAATGACATTAATTGAATGAGGCTCTACACCGAATGAATCTCTTTGACCCGTGTTATTCTCAAGCACTCTAACGTGCTTAACATCTGGCAAGGCCGCAATCTTAGCATTAATTGCCTCTGCCGAGTTTTGTGCGTTTTTTGTACGGCTAAACAAGAAACGCTCCCTTAACTGAATGTCTGTTTCTTCTTCAATGCCAACCTCTGCATCTTCTTGAGTCGTTGCACTAATCAAACCAAGAGTGATTGTTTCAATGGTTAAATTTGTGTTTTTTGCTAAGTTAAATGCTCCAAGCTGCTCACTTCTGAAATCCGCTCGTGCTGAACCATTTGAATCAAGTGTGACATCGGATGCAAGAACCCATCTAACCTTATGAGTGTCCGAAACTACAATCCCAGAATATAGCCTTGTATTCGGCTCACCAGTTAAAGCCACTGACCTTAAATAGCTGTAATTAGCACCCCTACGCATTAATCCAGCGTATGCCACTCGCTGCTCCAGCCATGCACCAGTTGCCACATCTGGATCTAGCTGTCTATATACATTCTCAGCTAGCTCCTCAAAATCCATTCTAATTTGAGCAAGTAATCCAACAACTTGCCCGTCTGGAGTGTTTGGTGATAAGTCGATATTTTGACCGTATATTTGACGCAAGCCATTTTCAAGAGTCGAAACAATACTGTCCAATCTCTCAATCTTAATCCCCTCTTCCGTTAGTGTTGCCATGATTTACCCCTATGATGTATAGCTCGCTGATTGCTCTTTCCCGTAAATATCCTGATAAGTGATATACACTTCAAGTTTTCGATTATCTGAATTTAGAATAGCCTCGTAATCAGTTATCTTTACCACTCCATCAGTTTGCAATACATGGCGTTTTATTCTGATTTCCCAATCTGACAAATCAACATTTCGCCCCATTTGCTCCAGCCACGGCAAACCGTGTTCTAGGTTTAAAAACCAGTCATTAGTGAACGACCAAAGTCTAGTTTGAACGTTTTGAGCAATAGCCTCTGATTCGCTTGCGTAGTTTGAAAACCCTTGTCCAAAAGTCCAATCGTGATTTTTATCCACTCGTCTAACTCTAACCGTCATTGTGGCACTCCTGTCGTTCCACCGCTGTCGCCTGTGTGTTTGTGTGATTTCCCAGATATTCCAGCCGACTTAACATCAGTGTCACTTGAAATGATTCCTGTTGAACTATGCTTACCTTTCTGTGCTGTATCTCCTTGATGCTCTATATTGCCCTTGATTAAGATTGTCCCGTTTTTGATCCGAATATACGTTCCGCCATCAAGCGTTTGCATCGAAAGCCCGTCATTGAAAAAGTTTTTAATAACTCTAGGAACTGAACAAACGCCAGGAATAAACATCGCATCTGATAGGTCGTGCAGCCTAAAATCAAGAGGTGCTGATGCACTGCCATTTTGCCACCAACCATCTATGCACCGCTCGGAAAATATCGCTATTCCCTCATCACCCTCTTTTAATGGGAATGTAACAGCGAATCCACCGCCTCTAGGGAAACTAACTGGAACATCGACAAGAGCAGGAATATCAGCATCTTTTCCATCAGCTAATTTCATCTTAATCTGTGTGGCAAGCGTTACTGTTTGCTTGCTTGAATCAAAACTCACCACCTTAGCAGGTAACGCAGTGTGTAGATTTAATTGTGCTTGTTGAATTTGCTGGTCTGCTGCTGTTTCTGGTGTTGCTAGTGTTTGACTATAATTCATCTATTTACCACCTTTTCCACCATCTACTTTTTGAAATTTACCGCCCACGACAGTCATTTTGCTATGCCAGTCGCCACCTATGCCATCGCCAGAGTGTGCCAATTTAACAACCTTGTACTCGCCATTAAAATACTCAATGATTGATTCAAGTTTGATTAATCCACCAATTTGTAGAGCTGGATTAAGTAGGCAAGTAATTTCTAGTCCATCATCTGTTTGCTCTGGAGCGTTAATCATTCCTGTGTCTTGAGATATTAATACGGCTTCATCACTTAAAACCTTATCCTTTGGAAGAAACACTAAAGAACCGTCCTGAATAGACCAGTCAGCATTGTTATTTCTTGCCACTCTATTCAACACCTCACGACTATCGCCATTTAAAACCCTCCCACGTGGAAGCTGTCGTTTGTTTGGTATATCAATCGCTCCAGCCTGCACCTTTGGCATTGTTTTTTGTATTTCTTCGACTATTTGTTTATCTGTCGCCCCTGCTTTAAGCGTTGTTTTAGCTCTGGACTGCGTATAAGCCACGTGTCCGTCAGAACACTCAAGCGTTAAAACAAAGTCTAATCCGTCTCGCTGGATTCTAACTTTTGTAATGTCGCCAGAGTAAATCTGTCTTAATTCGCTGTAGCCCACTGATAAGGCGGCTTTCTTGTAATCTTGGCTTAATAATTTATTGATGTGATTTCGGTTCAGATTCCAGACTTGAATTTTCGCAGGGTTAGGTTTCTCATTGATTGTTTTATCAATTTCAAATGCGACCCGTAGTTGCTCTATTGATACTGTTTCGCTATCATTGCTAATATCAAGCTTCCATTGACGACCAAACTGTTTCATTATTTAGCCCCTATATACAAGAAGCATCTTGTGCCTAAGTCGCTTGCGGCCATGACATCTAAATCAGCACCGCTCTCATCCTCTAAGTAAAAGAAATAAGGTTGAGTTGAGCGCAATAGAATAGGTACTCCGCACGCCAAGGCTTGACCTTGGCAGATTTGTTTTTGAGTCACCGGTTCAAAAACATCCATTGACCAGAATTCGCCTATACTATTAAATCGTAGTGTTAAACGGATTTTTCGACCATTAAAATCAAATGTCTGCTCTTGATATGGCGATTGTGTAACTGGAATTAATCTCATTTTCTAACTCCTATCACATTGCCAAGGTGCGAAGTTTTCTTAGGAGTAGCTTTCACGGGTTGCGTCGTTCCTTGTTGGGTTTTGCTTGCTGACTGCGTTGCAGCTCTTCCGCTCTTACTCTTCCCTGCTGTTGTTGATTTTCCTCCAGCTCCAGATTTTCCGTTACTGTTTCCGCCGCCGCTTGAGCTTGATGTTTGAGTATCAACAATAAATATTTCCCTTGCCGCTATCGTAAATGTTGCACTTCCGTCTTGTGATTGATTAACGGATATTGATTCAATCATCATATTCTCATACAGGTGAATGCCTGTTTGAATGTCTATTGTTTCACCTGATTTTTGGCAAGCCACTAAATCGGCATAACACTTCTGAACTCTACTATCACCAACTCCGCTATCTAGTAGTCCGCCAAGCCCAAAATCTGGCAAAAAAGGTGCGATTGAACGCACCTGATTAAACGCATTTTTAACTTGATTGAAAGCTCCTGCGACCTGACTAATCACTCGTCCAGCTTTAGCAATCGTTTGAGCTGTTTTAGTTACAACATCAACTGGAAGCGGTATAGCATTGAGGAAATCGGAAGCTCCTCGTATATTCCCAAGAAAAGGAATGCTTCCGCTAAATGAGCTATGGTCGTGATCTACCATTACACCATTTATTGTCACTCTCTTTGGTTGAATGACAGCATGGTCTGCTATCGCAGCTCCAGATTCAATCGGATTCTCTGTGATTGATAGGTCTGATTGATGATCTTCGACTGTGATAGCATCAAATGTAATTTGCCCAATATTTCTATTGGACACTTGAGCAAAATTAGCCATGTTTAACCTATAACTGTTGATAGTTGATTATTGATTGCTCTTGCCGATTGGTCTGCCACGGCTTTAGGATTATCTGAGCCTTGAATGTGCTGCGTAATAGTTATTTTATTATTACTGTTTTTCTGACTGTTATCTGTGTTTGTAGTTTGCTGACTAGCTCCAGAAGATGCAGCCATAGAAGCACCAAGAACCATATTTTGCATTGATGCAGCGCTTTGAGCGAACCCAGCTGCAGAAGATGCAACAGAGCCAACATTTTCGCCAATAGTTTGAACTCGTTGAGTGATTGGTATCTCTATCGGTTCGATCCCTGCGCCAAACTTATTGACAATAGAAATCAAACTATTAACAAACTCAATAGCTGCTTTTTTAATGTTATCCCAAACACCAAGCACGACATCCCCCATTTTAGAGAACATCCGCTTAAAAGCACCTAACCAATCGCCACTAGTCCAACCATAAACAATACCATCCCACACCGCACCAAGCATTTTAAATAAGCCAATTACAGCAGAAATAGCCGCCTCAAATGAGGACGATAAGGCCGTCGCAACAACTGCAATAACGCCAGAAAGCCCCTCAAGAGTCTGAGCGATAAAGTTAAATACACTCGCCAACGCACTGCCGACAGATTCACCATTATTACCAAACTCATCAACCGCACTTGTTGCACCGAAGATTTGTTTTAATAATCTTGAGAAACTACCGTATATGCTTTCGATAGCCGACCAGACGATAGATAACACGCCTTTTAGTGGTTTGATAACATCTAACGCATCATCCCATCCATTAGCAAAACTCTTAACCCATTCTTTGGCTTTATCAACCCAAGGCTTGATAGCTTTCCAACCATCAGCGAAAGGTTTCCAGAAATCCCCAAGAGCAGTTTCACCACCCTCAAGATATGTCATAAAGTCATCAATGAGCAGAAATAAGGCTGTGACAGCTCCAACGGCTAAAGTTATCGGGTTTGTCGCAAACGCTAATAACATTCTGCGACTTAGCCACAACATCAAGCCGCCTAGAGCAATAATCACAGACTTCCAGCCGATAGTGCTTTCAATAACGTTATTAATTGCACCAGCCACTTCAAACAAGAACGAGAGAACCTTGCTAAACCCATTTAATATGGACTTAATAAAGTCATTGTTTTCAACAAACCATTTTGTGAAGCTTTCTGCCAATCGTTGAATTGACGGAGCTACTCTCAAAGATACGTACTCGCCTATTGCGGTGAATACTTGAGAAACCTGCGTTAAAGCATCCTTGAAAGCCGCTGCGGTTTCAGCATTTTCAGCGTTCCCAACGCCAAGTGTTAAGGCTTCTGCTAGGGCAATCTGTTCAGCTAACTCATCATTGCCAAGTCGCAGCATTTGAATCATAGAGCCATCAATACCAAGCTTCGAAAGCATTGCTATTTGCTCTTGGTTGCTCATTTGCTGCATTTTTTCGGATATTTCACCGAATAGCTCGCTAGATGATTTTATTTCGCCATTGGCTTTTTTAGCGCTTAATCCATACTGCTCAAAAGATTTGGCTCCTCGACCAACTCCAGCGGCAGCCTCACCGATTGTCCGAGATAACCCCTCGATTGATGATTGAGCGGCTTGAGCAGAAGAGCCGTTTACTTCTGCGACCTTGCCTAAAAGATAAATCTGATCTGCTGATTCGCCAGTTACATTTGATAACTGTTTAATCTCATCTAGTGCATCAAGATTTGCATCAACAAAGTTTTTAACGCCAACGGTTGCAGCTAAGAAAGCCGCACCAAATGCGGCAACTTTTAATGTTGCAGCGTTAATGCTTACGCCTAAAATGTTGAACTTCTGAACTAATTCATCCGCACCGTATTTGTTAGCCCATAGCTCAATAAGATCACCAGATAAGTCATTAACAGCATCAGCATTTTCTTTTGTGGCTTCTGTATTTGCTAAAACAGCTTTGCTGTCCAAATCAACAGAGTTTTTCTTCTGCTCAATAGCGGCGCCAAGTTTATTAATTACAGATTCGACTTGCTCGGCACTTAGTCCAGCTTCTTGTAATTCTCTTGTTAGCTCTGCACTATTGTTAATGAAATCCTCACCAAATGCCGACAACATTTGATCGCTTTCTATTAGCTTTTGAACCCAAGCATCCAGTGATTCATCTTGAGAAAGATTTGCTGTTTCTTGTTGGAGCTGTTCGATAGATTGGAAGAATTCAGCAAATTCTGGCATGTCTCTCGCTTGAGCCGTTGCATTACTGACAATATCTTCTATTGATTTTGCGAATGAACTCAAACCATCGACAGCGTTTTCCGTGCCATCATTGACGGAGTTTAAGAATTGCTCAAACTCTCGCATCGCTTGGCTATCTGCATCAATACCAATCTTAATCAGTAATTCATCTAATAGCATTATTGCTTTGCTCCATTTGATTTAATTCCACTATTACCTCGTGGAAAGAAATAAGATCGGATATTGAATAAACCGATCTTAATTCATTCAGCGTACACAGATTCTTGATGATTGGCGTAAACACAAACCAATCAACTCTACTTTCTGCTTGATTCTCTACGCCTTGAGGTTGCCTTGAATATTGTTCAGCAATCCACCCCCACCGATAAAAAAATCAGCGAATTGATAGGTTAACCCCTCTTTCAATACAGTGATTAGATGACCTCGATGTTTATTAAAATGGCTGTCGAAACGCTCTGACAGGCGATATTTTTGACCGTCTTGCTCGCAAGCTGTGTGACTTAATACGATATTCTCTAGCTCTTTAACGCTTGAATCGCCCAAATTAGCTAATACCGTAGTTAATACCCCAACGCCCAACTTTTTGCTATCGCCCAACGCAGATAAATCAACAGATTGGAGCAGCTTCATTGCGTTTTTTAACGCAGTCCACGCAGACATAGCATTAGCTGGTGTCATTGTGTAAGTTACATCCTCGATAGTGAATTGCTTAACTTGTTCCATTATTCAACGCCTTTTTCTAAGTTCATTGTCATTTGTTCAAAAACAATCGTCCATGTTGTAGCATTATGACCGTTACCACGAACATATTGTGCTGGAGTGGTAAAATAGCCCTTTGTTGCGGTAACAACATCATCATTAATCAAATCACGGATTGACAAAGTGATAGGTAAAAATGTTTTAATGCTGCTTTTTTGTTGATTGAATAGTTTTGAAAGATGAGCATTATCCGCAGAGTGTTGCTTAATCTTAAGTGTTAATTTTCCAGAATTGTCTGGATTGGCGATGTAAACCCCCGTACCGTTCGCACCGATAACTAATTGACCTGCATCAACTTGATTCACTGCACTGATAACATCCGAGCCATCTGCCCAATCAGAAATTTCTTTCCCGTCAAGTAACACCACGACCTGTTTTGGATCGAAAATTGCCATTATTTTGTCCTCTTAAAAGAAAAAAGGCTGGATTACCCAGCCCTATTAATTATCGGTTATAGTTTACAATCACATCACTTGAATGGATTGCACCAGCCAATTTAACCGCAGTTTGAATTGGCGTTGCTCTACGCTGCTCACGGTCGCTATCGGAAAGCGTATCCATTGGAGCTGCCCAAATGTAATAACCTTTTTCTAGGTAATCATTGGTTTTTAGATTGCCGAAGCTATCACCAGTCCATTTACCGGCAGCGAACGCTCCATTGTTTACACCCTCTAAGCAAACTTTTTCAACCGCAGAAATTAAGATTGCTTGACCTTTGTCGGTTAAAGGGATTTTAGTCGGTGATTTGTATAAGCGAGCAAACACCTCTTTTTGTACCGCATCTTTGAACCAGTCAAGGATAACGATTTCATCTGCGAATTTACCACCGATTACCGTACCCTCTGCGAGCATTGCCGCATCGTCAAAGTAAGTGTAAACGTTAATACCTAGTCGTTTCGCTTTCGCAAACTCTGTCGCAGTGATTTCGTCTGCGGTGATTGTTGGTTGTTGTTTAAACTTAAGTGTAAGCGTTGAGTTGTTAGCTGCAAAGTTTACGGATAGCAAGCGAGACAACGCAGATGACGCAGGGTACATATCATTTTTGTCAAACACCGCTAAAGTGTGATCTAATTGAGCGTCATATAATTTTTTGAAAACGTTTGTGTTTTCCCACTCAATTTGCTCTGGCTTGATAACGCTAACACCAAACAACTTATCATTAGCTTGAGCATATTTAGCTGCGGCCTCGATTTGCTCATCTATTAATTGAGCAGCAAAAGTGAAGCCGTACCAGCTATTTTCAACTTCTGCAACATTAAATAGAGCCTCTTCTACTTTCTCGGCTTTAACCTGAGTTTGAGCCTTACCAATGACTCGTGTAGCTTGACCGTCCTCAAGTTTTAGCAATCCACCAATGTAATCACCATTACCAGCCTCATTGATAGCGTAGAAGATTTCTGTTTCCTTACTTACGCCAGATGTATTTGAAGTGATAATGAAACGATTTCCAACTTCATCGTATGTAACACTGGCAGCAACAGAAAGCTGCGTTAATTTTGTTTGAATAGCGTTAGCAATGGCGGAAAAGTCAGCTAATTTCGAGAAGTTCAAACCATCTAACTTTTTAATTTCTGACCCGACCGTAATAGCAAACTTACCATTTGTTACAGCCTTAAATGAACTCAAACCATCAGACAGTGTAGCACCTCTAAGTGCATTACTTGTTGCGTTGATTGTTACCTGTTCTTTTTGCCAGCGTGCAATAATTAACTGTTTCGCACGTGGACTTTGAGCAAAGAACGGTTGAGCCGCTTTTGCTGTTTCTGAATTTGTACCAAAGAGAACTTCCACATCTTTTTGACTATCTACATATACGTAGCGTGTAGTATCATTGTTAAATGCTTGTCCTGCTTCTGGTGTGAAGAGTGCAACCGTACCGAATGATTTGCGAGCCGCAGACTTCGGAACTGTATTTAGTTGCACGTTTACAATATTAGAGATTGATAATGCCATTTGGCTTATGCTCCTATATCTTGTGATTTATTATTCGTCCGTTGCTCAACCCTCTCAATCGGATCTAACGGAGTATCTACAATGTGATGATGACTGAAAATCACATCAAATTGCCCACGCTCTTCATAATCTGCGCCAACCGTAGCGGTTAGGTTGCGAACATCAGAAAAACGGATAACACCCCAATGGTTTGATTTAAGAAAGGAAAGAAACGCTGAACTTTGGAAAATAGCTTTTAATTTGTAGCTTTGAGCGAGTGAATTACGACCAAAACAAGAAACGCTTACCGTGCTTTGCATTGATTGTCTAATACGCTCTCGTTTGCCGTCAAATTCTCGTGTCGCCTGCCCTATTTCGTTGGTATTTAATACATCCATAGTAATAAATGCAGGCAGGGGATTTTCTGGCAACCAGCCACCGATTACAGCCTCTTTAGGTAACTTCAAAGCCTCTTGAATCCACTTTCGCAGTTTGGCCGTGTCGAATGCCGATATTGTTGTAGTATCCATAGTCTTTCCAATTACCCACAGTTTTGATTTTGTAAGTTTCACCAAGATAATCTACTAAATCGCCTATTTTTAAAGGTTTAACTGTGTAGATTTTAATACTTGGCAGAAACCGCTCACCCTCTGGCAAGAATTGAACATCGTTAGGCGATGTTGGCATCACTATTGCAGTGACTTTTTCTTCAACATACCTTGCTTTATAGTCAATAGCTGAATGTTCGCCTTGTAGATGTTTTACGACTACTTTCCGGCTGAATTTGCTATTCAAAAAGCGAGGAGATTGATTAATTAAGCTCATTTGACGATACCTTTTACAGATTGCCGCAGTTTACCTGTGTCAATCAGCGGCTTGCTTGATTTCTTGCGTTTAATTGTGCTTGGTGCGTTCGCAGTCCAATTGCCGTTAACGATATTTTGCTGAACATCACCTTGAGCAATTAAAGCGATTTGTTCATAGATTTGCTCTATTGAAACACCGCTTTCAAACAGCTTTACAAATAACGCTGTGTATTTCTCTTGATTTTCTGCCAATGTTTGGCGAAGAAACGGACGAGATGGGATGTGTTCATTCCCAAACTCTAACACCGCACCTAGAGAGGCTAGATTAAAGCCATCTGAACCCTCTACATCCTCGTTAAACTCAGCAGGAAAGCCAACATACGCAGCCTTTTCGCTAGTTGCTTTTATTTGCTCGATAAGCTGTTTGAATTTCGCAAGATTACCTGTAACTTGAACACTCATTAAGCCACCATCACACCTATCCCAACGAGCTTACGCAAGCGTAAGTATTCTTGACCGTATGCAGTTAATTGATAATCTGCATCAGTGCCTGTGATTGTCGGTACAGCATAGCCAACAGAAAGCTCCCCTGCCGACTCGCTCGCTACATTGCGATTTGCCCCACCGTTACCCTCTGTCGCCCAAAGAGAAAGACGGAGCAAATGAGCAGCCAATGCCAACACTCCACGCTCGAAAAGTCGCCCCCATCGTGCTTGGCTGATTTCTTGCTGTGCATCCAATAAAAAAAGGTCAATGCGGAAACCATCGACCTCTTTAAATTCTGGATAACGTTCACGAAAATCGTCTATTGTTGGCATTTATTCCTCCTAGTAATCTACATAAAGAGCAGATTCTGGCTCGATAAAGGTAACGCCGCCGAATGCCATGCGTAAGCCTGACTCGTAAGCTAATAAACCTTTTTCTTTTGCTTCTAACACAGTTGGAGTCATCGGCACATCAAAAATCACGTGTTCTTTGCTGTTTACATAAACAATCGCACGGTTTTTGCCATCAGTCACTCGAGAACTGAAGTCAGACGGTAACGCTTTGAGTACAACATCACGACCAGCCGCGGCAGATAAGTTCTTAACTAAGAACTCCAACGCAGTTGTATCAGTGTTTGCTCGTTTAATTAAAGCAAGGTGAGCTAAATCTAACGCATCAATAGCGAAAGTATTTGGTGCTTCAATGTGTTTTGTACGCTCGAAGCCGGCCAAGAACATTTCTTTGAAGAAATCTACTGCTTTATCAAAGTCCATTTCTTGAATTCTGGTGTTTTTTGCTGCACCTTTTAAGGTGTGAACAGATACATCTTTTGAGTTTAATAAACCAGTTAAACGACCATCCTTAGCGTGACCCAAGAACGCAACTTTTTGTAAAGTTTGTTGAGCGTTTTTGTTTAACACCATGATTTTTGCCGTGTCGAGTTTTAAACCTAATAATTGACCTTGTTCTAACTCTGGTTTAGTCCATGTAACAGATTTAGCCCATTGCACAATGTAAGAGCGTTTTGAACTAAAGTTAACTTCCACTTGGTCTAAAGTGCTGGTGCCAGTAGTGATTAAGCCATCATCTAAAGAACCGTGTTCATCTGCACCGTAGTGTAATTTTTCTGTGATGCCAACAGCTGTTTGCTGGTCAACGAAAACGAATTGTGGGAACACAATTTCAGGATATTTGGTTTCTGCGATTTCTTTGCTAACAGCAGTTAAACCGTTTTGTACGTAAGTTAATAAAGACATCTGTTTAGCCCCTTATAATTTAGAAATTAACGCTAATTGACCTTTAACATCAATTACGGTATATGGAGTTTCGATTGCACTAGCTTCTGTTTCACCTTGAATCGCACCAGTTTTACCGTCACCACCTGCGGTTAATACGTAAACTTTTTTACCACGTGTAACAGCTTTACCAATTGCAACGTTTACCCATACCGCATCACCTGCTGCAATATGCATTACATCGCAAAGCTCGCCATCATTCCATTCGTCACGGATAGTGCTTGCAAATACTACGCCGGCCAATACATCAGTTTTAGCCGCTAACGCTTTTACACCACCCTCTGGATTTAATGCTACAAAATCACCAGCTTTTACTTTACCAGTTACTTTTTCCGCACTTGTTTTTGCACTCGCAAAGTTGCCTTTGCCTAATTCACCAGCTTTTGCTGGAGCTTGTTCGTAAGCGTAACCCATTATTTATTACCCCTATTGATTGTAAGTTTTATTGAAGTCTAATTTAGGTGCGGTTTCAGTTTTCGCATCACCTAACAAGATGTTACCTAAAGATTTGCGTTCATCAGCTAATTTAGCAGTAACCGCTTTAGCTACTTGATACGCGCCAGAAATTTCAGCATCTGATAATTTGGCCGCAGCATCTTTTGTGAAGATACCTTGAGCAACAATAACGCTCTCTTGGATTTCGCGAACGCTTGCTTTATCTGCGAATTTCACATCTTTGAATACAGATTGTGCATCAGCCAACATTGCCGCTTGTGCTAATTCTGCATCACGTTTTGCCTGTGCATCTTTCAATGCTTGAATTTCTGCATCTTTGGCTTTAAGTTGTTTTTCAAACTCTTCTTTGTTCACTTCTTCTTCCTTTTTATCTTCGGGTTCAGATTGTTTTTCTTTTGGTTCAGTTGGCTTTTCAGCTTTTGGAGCTTTATCACTCTCTTTACCGGTTTCTTCATCTTCTTCGATTTGTTTTTTCTGCTCATCGGACAATTTGATGCCGAATGCACCTAAAAACGCATCGAGGAATTTAGCGGTTTTTCCCATAACGGTTCTTTCCTCATCGGCAAGTTTTACAGTTCCACCGCAGCGACCCTTTGCCACAATCGCCACGTGGTTTCCGATCATCGGAGACATCTCAAAATCTGCATCTTTAACGCTTGACTGGATAATATTGCAGTCATAACCGCAAGATAGCTGTTCTACACCGTGTTCTTGTACGGTTTTAATAGCTTGTTCATCATAAATCCAAGCCTCTGCCGTGAGTTCATCGCCCACTCGCTTAACATTACGCACAACCCCAACGGATAGCTCTTTCCAGTTCTTAGCGTTTACGCCTTGCTCTGGGTGTCCAATTGTGAGCGTTGCGTTCTCAAAGCTCTCAATGGTTTCATCAGAAAATAGTGATTTTTCTGTTCGTGCGACCTTTTTAATTCCGTCCTCTTTTAAACCTAATTCAGAGGCCAGATAGTCAAAAACACCAACTTTTGAAATTGTCGCTGGCACTACCAAAAAGCCGTCTTTAGTGATAATCCGCTGTGTTTTTGATTGCGCTGTATTGTCTGTAAACTTCATTTATTTACTCCAATAAAAAACCCGACCATTTCTGATCGGGTTGCTTGATTAATTTGTTTTCTAATTTTCTAAAAATTCTTTTGCTTTGATATATTTGGCTTTTCTCTCTAAATCTTTTTCGGTAATCTTTAATAGTCGAGATAGATCCATATTATGAGATAAATCAGCAATCTTAACTAACCGCGCGATAGGATTAGCTTTTACTCTGTTTAGATAGTCGGCATACATCTCGCCCTTGCGTTTAGTTATCGCATCTACCGCTTGCGCCACTGAATTTCCAAAGTAATAAATTAAATCATCAAAAGTGGTTTCTGTATCTTCCACGCTATCATGCAACCATGCTACCGCCACTATATCTTCCGTTGGCTCAACAAGGTTATTAACTACTGCCTGCAAGTGTCCAATATACGGCTTGCCTGCTTTATCCACTTGATTAGCGTGTATTGACCTTGCAAATAATTCTGCCCTTGTTGATAAAGTCATTATTAGCTTCTCATAAATCTGATCGCATCACTTTCAGAGATAACACTGAAATCACTGAAACCACTTTCAAGTAGGCGCTCAGCCCATGAAATACCGCGCGAGACATCCCACTCTAATTTTTTTGGATTGAACACCGAAAACGACAATAAATCAGAAGGATTTCCTCTGATTAGTTTTTTCTGGTTTTCGCCTACATTTGCTAAGTAATATTGAAAACTCATTTTTTATCCTCAATAAGCTCAACACCTTCCGGTACTTTGATTTTACTACTTAGTTTACGCATTTCAAGTAATAACTTCTCTTTTTCATGAATTGATGTTTTTGGATCTCTGAATTTTTCATAGAGTTTATGCAATAACCCATTTTTCACATCAAAACTTTGCTGCGTATGGTATTGCATTTCAAAAACATCACCATCTTCATTTTGGATAAATGTATTAACGCCTTTATATACACTATCGTTCTTCCAAGTGTTTTTGACTACGATAGTTTTATATCCCTCGATCGCCAACAAGTACTGCATAGCCTTATAGCGAGTAACAAAATCATTTTCTTTGAAAACTGTTGTGTACCGAATAGCATCACGAATTTTATTCAGTGACAGCGACTTGGAAAATCCATCTGCAACCTCAGCTTCAATTTTTCTCTTTATTGAATACGGACTTTTTAGACGATTTTCTAAACCAACAAGTTTGCCACCTGCTTTTGTTGCGATATTGTTAATATCTGCCGTAATTGTCGGTTCTATTTTCTGTGATTTTTCAACAAGCTTATCAACCGAAAGCAACAAATCCTCTTTAATTGGTTCTGATGGCGCTTCTTGCGCGTTACTTGAAGCTTTAACCACATCACCAAGATAAGGAATGGCAACGCATCGACAGTTGTAATCGTGTGCTGGGTGTCCTGTATCTGCTGGCGGATTGGCATATTCAAAGACTTGACCGTCTTTTTCTGCGTGGCTCTCACGCACTCGCTCATCGCCCGATGTACTCCAAGTGTATTTTGTAATACCTACATCTTCGTGCCTTGCTTGCGTTAATGCGGCGTTGAGCTTTGAAGATTGGTCACGAGCAATAAATATCGCTCTCTTCTCTGTCGTTTTGCCGAGATCTTTAATCTGTTGCACCAAGTCTTTATTTAGCGTGCCATTCACTACTGCTTGAGTGACTGCATTTTGCACCTTGTCAAGGTATTGTGAACGAATAGACTTGATTAGTTGAACATTGGCGGTTGTCATCGCATTAACTTTCTCAGCTATGCGTGGACTGTTGCCTAAATATGCACTCAAATCAATCCCAGTCTGATTTTTTAAGTTCTTTGATACTTCCTGTTGGTTTTGGATATTACCTCGATTGACAAAGCCCTGTGCGATTTTTTCATCATCAGTTGAATGGTCTTTCTTTTCAAACCGATCCAATACTTTAAGTAGAGTTTTGACACCAACCGCAAGAAAACCACTGGAATCGTCAATAAAAAAAGAGCCGTTAGGTTTTTCTAAGGCTCTTTCAACTGCACCAGTTATTTCTTTGACTTGTCGCTTAAGTTCGGTTCTATACCATAGTTCCGTTCTCTTGCTCACTTTCAGCGTTTTGAATTTTCTCGCTTTCGTATTTTGGCTCTTCAAAATCTCCGGCAAGTTCATCAGCATTATTCATATCCTCAATGTCATCAGCCGAGATATTGGCAAATAAACCGCTTTCTCGCAATTCGTTAGCTACTTGCTGTTCTGTTACGATACCGTTCTGAATTAGTGTATTGGTTGCGGTTGCGAACGTGTTCAGCATATTGATTTGTTGCTCTTGCTTAACAACGGTTAAAGGTAAGAATTCAAACCACCAATCTTCAGGCTGGCCACCAAACAATTCACCACAAATTAGAGTATCAATAACTTCTAAAACAGGTCTTAATCTTGACTCTTGCAAGCGATGAATTGACTCATGGTAGTTTTGAATGTCCTCATCGCCACTCGCTAAACCAGAAACTGATTGACCGAATAAGATTGTAACTGGCATATCTGCCGCACCAGCTACCGCATTACGAAACTCAGTGATAAGGTCTTTTAATCCACCAAACGAGAGTTCTTTGCGGTCGTATTCGTTTTCTTTATCAAGCAATAAGCTGTTTGTCGATGACTTAATAGCCTGTACCGCACCGATTACGTTTGCCACTTCATTCTCAAAGCCACTCGAAATCTTGTCGGTCAACCCATCAATTTTGAAAATGTCAATCTTGCTTTCAAAAATAAGGTCGCCAACGTTAGCGGAAGCAATATCAAAGCGTTTTAAGGCATCAATAATCTTCTCTAAGTCTGAAATACCCCAAATGCTATTATCAGATAACGGAGCATCGTTAGCGTTCATAATCAATAGTCTTGAATGATGAACGATTAGAGGCTTGTCATCACCGCTGATTGAATAGGCTTTGTATTTACCGAAATTAGCATCGGTGATATTCGTTTCTCTTTCGCCTGCTGTGCTAATTTTCCACTTAGGTAATATGATTAATCGTTTTAGCTTTTCAGTCGGTCTTAATGGCGTATTTAAGTTTGTTGCATCGGTGACAATTAATAAACCAACCGAACCATAAAGACTTGACCACTGCAACGCCTTAGTTAGCGTTTCACGAAGTTTAATTCTTCGCTCGTATTTGGTGAAAGCATCTAACTGCTCCGAATCAAGGTCGTTAGAGAAAACATCTCGCCACGCTCTTGTCATATCTTCTGGGCGTTTGATGCAAATTTTATTTGCAATCCAGTTCTCTCGCCATAAGGCTTCTAATTCGTCACGCTTCTCAGTTAGCATTGAGCTAGCGACATAATTAGTCTGCTCTTGCTTTAATCCAAGCTTTAACGCTAACGATGCTATTCCGTCAAAAAATTTCATATCTATAAATCCAATAATGATTTTGGTTTTGTTGGTGCGTAACACATCACTAACGCATCAGCCATATTTGGTGACGGTATGCCACGTTTTCGCATATCCTTTTTACTCTCGACTTTAACCCGTCCATTGTTATCATAATCAACTCTAGGGCGAGATAATTCAGCCTTAAGATATTCAAGCTCCTTGATATTGCTTGATAGGCTTATTAATTCATCATCAGGATAAACATCACCGTGTTTGATTGCTCGATATGTTTTATAAAATCTATCTCGCAATGACCACCAAGCCTGTGCTTTGATATTTGAGAACATATCTTGGTTCTTTTTACCTTTGATATATTCACGCTCTGGATAAGCCACAGAACCACCGGCATTAAATCCCTCAACCTGAATGGTTTTAGGCAAACGTTTGAAGTGAGCTTTTACACCAGCACCAACCCCGATACTATCGAAGATAATCAAATCAGCACCGAAATTAACCGCACTTTGATTTGTTCTATTGGCGGAATCAATGACATCGCCATTTTTCCAAACATCAACATCAAGAACGACTGAACCGTGTGTAAATGCGTTAGCGTTACTATCAACGCCCTCATCCGCAACGTCAAAGCCGACTTTCTTCAATCCTTTTCCAGTAAACCCGAGTTTAATATGAGCATCTACTGCCGCATCAATCCATGCAGGCTTAATAATCGCCATATCTGAATCAGCTACTGGCTCACCCTCATAAACGTGTCTGTAAAGCTCGTAGTCACGTTCTCGCATCTGCTCCATATCTTCCATTAGCTCTTTCGGAAAATACGGGTTATCTTGCCAATTAACCAACACAGAGGAGCATCTTTCTGGCGGATTAATCACAAATCGTTGATAGGTGTCATCTAAAATGTTTTTAGGGTTGAAACTCACAATAATCTGTGACTTATCTTCTCGAATAGTCGGAATTAATACATCCCAGCTTTCTTTTGATACGTTTTCGCCCTCTTCCACCCAAACAACATCAATACCTGTCATTGATTTGATTGAGGTGATATTGGTTTTTAACCCTGCGAATGTAAATCTTGAACCATTTTGACCGATGATTTGAGTTTTCTGCACCTCGAAGAAGTTTTGCAGCTCTAAACTCTCTATCTGATCAATCAACATCTGAATAACAGAATCAGATATGGATTTTTGAATTTCACGACAACAAAGCACTCGTGTCGGATTGTGGTAAGCTCTAATAATTAACGATCTCGCTATATTAAAACTCTTACCCGAACCACGACCACCATAGAAGATAATAAAACGCCACACATCTTCAAATAATGCTCTAAACTTTGTCGGAAATTTAATATCAAGGCTCATCGCTAAATGTCACATTGATTACTGTTGGTAGTGGTTTGTCGCCAGTGGTTACATCTAATTTATCCTTGAACATTCCTAAGTGCTTACCTAAAAGCTCTAAGGCTTTATTTGCACTTGTCGGCTCAAAGACAAACATTTGATTGTTAACAGTATCAATCTTGCCCTTTTGTGCGTTTTTGATTGTATCTGTCATTACAACCGACTTACGCCCCATGCAAATATCTCTCAACTCTTGCAAGTCTGCGATAATATTATCGACTGTAACGCTATGTCGTTTTAAGTGGTATTCTTGCAACTCATTAATACGGACCTTAATTGGACCTTTTTTAAGCATTTCCTTAGCTCTTGTATTAATGGTTTCAGTTTTCATATTTTCAGCATTGTAAGATTGTCTATATGCCTCACTTGCATTGCCAAGCTCAATATATA